AGCGGCTGGAGGAATTCCAAGCCCTATTAGACGCACTCAGGCGCGCGACCAACGTGAAGCCGCAGAGCGACTGAAGGCAAGGCTGGAGGGCGTCACAGATAAGCATGAACGGTACGAGATCACATATGGCCACTGCGTTTGGGAATACGAGCAGGCCATGTATCGAGCGGGCAAACGTGACCTGCTGCCGTCTGGACCGCGTAGGCCACTGACAACCTCCCCGTCCATGCTGGTGGCCGCTGAGAAAAGCAAACAGCACAGCATCGAGCAAGGCAACCGCCTGTTCGCGCTGATACCGTATGACCAGCGCGTGACCGCCTCAGAGGCCGCAGAGCTTCTGGGCGAGAGCGTACCGCGCACATCAAACTATCTTAAAAAGATGTGGGAGGCTGACAAGATATACCGCGTGCGCGACTTGGTCGAGGTTCCGGGTTGCACTAAACGTCAGTGGCGCTGGGTGTTCAGTAAGCAGCCAATCAAGGCGCTGGCCAACTATTTCGAGGATGACGTGTGATGGATGACAAGGAAATTGAACGCATGATAAACGCGGCAGGGTTTATCGGAGCTGTCTTTGGTTTTTTTAGTGGGGCCGTCTTGATGGCCCTAGCCTTTACTATATTCTAGTAATCGTGCGGGTGGTCGTGGGAATGATTGGCGCATTCGGAGCACGTTAACCAACAAACAATATGTTGAACCACCCGCTGAAACTTTCTACGCAAGCCCACACATGGGCGCCAGAGATTATTTGAAGCTGTCCAGAGTTTTTTGCATCGACTGGCTTTCGTTTAGAAATTCCGCCTCCGACACATACGTTGTCGTCTTGAGGATTTCGTCGCCACGGCGAAAGACTACAGCATCCAGATCCACCGCGACAAAGGCGTAAACGTCTGACCTTTTCCCGATCTTCTTAACTGTGTGGAATTTATATCTCTGTTGTATTCCATGCGTCTTGCTTGCGCTTTTTACTTGCAATGTGAGCGTGCGCGTGGCCGTCTGTATATACGCATCATGGTCTTTGATCTGACACAAGGTGCAGAGATACCCGGCAAGAGAAAGACGGGCGAGTGCCAAATGCTCGCCCGCTCTGCCTACCGCCGCGCTGGCCTTCTGATCTTGGACCCGCAACTTAGCTAAGTTGACTAGGTCAACAGCCAAGTGTGGATTTTGCGCGTCTGGTTGATGCGATCCTCCAGCCCGTGATACCCGCCATTCACCTTTCGCGTTATGCGCTTGATGACATCATTACCAACGCCGTCGTCCGCAATAGCGAATAGGCCGTTCTTCTGGAAGAACCATAGGGCCGTCTCAAACGCATACTCGTCAGCCAGTTTAGACGGGTACTCAAGCACCTCCGGCAAGCTCATGTCCGACGCAAAAGCCTTGACGTTTGACTTGCCGGTTAGCTGCAAGAAGCCTTTTCCAGAAAATGCAAAACCGTCACCACTTGCCTCGTCGCCATTGCCCATGCGGCTTGAGTAAACCTTGTTTGCCAACCCCTGCGGGTTCTTGGCATACGGCTCGGCGCTTTTAACTGTGGGGAAGCGCGACGGCCAGACGGCTTGGATGCGCTCAGGGGTTGAGTAGTACAGACCCTCAGTCGTGCGCTTAAAACCGCCGCTCTCGTGATGAGACTGGCCAAGCAAATGCGCGCCGCGGTCGGGCGACAGGTCGTAATGCTTGGCGATTGCTCTGGCCGTATTCGGGCCAAACGCGCCATCGGCTGAAACCCCAATCTTGGATTGGAGAAGTTTCATTGCTTCACTCATTTTTTAGCCTTTTTCTTAGCTGGCTTCTTAGCCGTCTTGGCAGCCTTTTTGAATGCACTGGCCGTTGGCGCTCCTTTAGTGCCGGGTTTGCGCATTTTTTCCTTACTTCCGGCTTTGATGCGCGCGCGCTTTTTTGCGATGTTTTTATAGAGAGACATACCTGCACTCCTTACGCCATTTTGATTTTTACGCTCTTCTTGCACGCGCCGGCGGCTGTGCATAATGATTTTGACTTGCATCCGGGGCAGGGTTTGAAGCCTGATTTATTACCGTATTTCATGTTATGACCTCTTCGATTTTGTGCCGGCACATTTCCAGCGTTTGCGTGACAAGTTTAGCGGACTGTTAGGATCTTTGGCCGCCTTCGGAAATTTCTTTTTCTGCGCCGCGGATCGTGCGCAGTATGCGTCGCCCTTCTTAGTGCCGGCCTTGACCCGAGGTCCGCCACCCTTCGCCTTGCCGGCTTGGCCGTAGCTGACCTTCTTGCCGGACGCCGTGACCTTGACGCGGGCCTTGCCCTTCGCCGGTGTAGATTTGCTCATGCGCCTTCTCCTAACTTGAAGCAATACGGCTTGACCAAAAAGCCTTTTTCAGCCAACTCCATTGCGAAGTTCATCGCGTCAGCTTGGCACTCGGCCTCGCTATACCATATATTCTTTGAGTTTGCGATCACCGTGCAAGACTTCGCGTTTAAAGTCTGGCATATCAAGATGGCCGCGAGAAACATTACCTCTTCAACCCCTTTACTGTGCGTATGCCAAAGCTCGCCGCAATGCTTGCATACATCGCCCATTGAAACCATTGCGGCGCAGCATCCAGATTGGCGAAACCTTGCGCCATGTAAGGTTGTATCCCCGGTATGAAGCTGCCTAAAACTATGAAAATAAAGCACAATGTCCACGCCTCATCCTTCCAAGAATTATTGCTAGCCTCAATCGCGGCTTGCTCCCAGCTGATTTCGCCAGTGGCGATTTTCATCTTGGTCTCAGCCTCGGCTTTTTTAACGGCAGTCTTGCCGTCAATGTAGCTTGCCGCAAGGCCGCCGAGTGATCCGATTATCTGACCGATCATTTCTCATGCCCTAACCATACTGCGAAAGCGCCTGTCATCGCGCCAGTCACAACACTTACCAGCGCTGACTGCTGCGTTGTGGGATCGCTTAACGTCATAAACCACTCCACGACGCGCCACGCTGACACTGACATCATTATCATCATAAGTCGCGGCAGCAGCTTCCAAGCCAGCACGCGCTCCATTGCTATTGTCATTTTTGGCCTCCTGTAATCTTAAAGCATTGCAGATATTCGTTATTTTTAGTTACTAAAACAGCCGCCTTGCGCAGCTCATCGGAGCATTCTTTCTCGCTGCCATACTGGCCCACTTCAAAGTGGATCACCTGCGAAGTTAGCTGGAACCATAAAAGTAGATACATCACATCACCATTTCCCGTGTTTCACGCCCAAGAAAAACAAGATAGCGATCAACGAGCCAAACCCAGCAAGCAAAAGCGCCGTTCCGACTGCCAAACTTATGCACTTGTCAATAAATTCTTGCTTCTTATACACCAGCTCTTGTTGGCGTTTACGTTGCTCGCCCTCGATTTTTACTATGGCTTTCCAAGCACTTGGACCATAATGCCATGAAATATGGTTTCTCAAATCCTCTCGATATTCTGCAAGACGTTGTTTTTGTGACCAAATTTCCAAGGCGTTAGCCTCATTGTCGCTGAACATTTTGTACAGTGGCGGCTTCTGCGACTTCTTTTCTAAGAAGTCTAAATCAGATGCGGCCTTAGCAAATTGCGATACAGCGCCGGACATTTCGTGGACACTTTTCCCAAAATCCACAGCCTTCTTGATCCCCTTATACGCTGCGCTGGCGGCGGCTATGCAAGTGACCGGGTCCATATCACCGCTCCATCAACCTATCAATTTTCTCTTCGAGCCGGTCAAACTTATTCATAATCTGAGATAAAACCTCGGAGCTGTCTGACTTCGTGACATACTCCTTGGCCATTTCCTCGCGGGTTCGGTTGAGCAGGATGCGCAGGCGATCTAGCTCTTCGCGTTGCGTCTTTAGCCACCAGCCAATGCCGGCGATAACAACTCCAAAAAGTATATTCAAGATTGCGTCGACTTCCATGGTTGGCTCCAAAAGGTTCCCGACCATATTAACACGGCGACGACAGAAAAGAAATATCTCGGCACCACCTTGACCCCTGCTCTCAGTCTGTTAACACTGGGCAAACAAATGGAGGGACTACCGTGAAACATGAGTTAAAGCAAATCGGGCCGCGCATCCGCGCCGATATAGCGGAAATGCTTAAAGAGCATTGCGCAAGTCAGCGCGTCAGCGCGTCACTGACAATCGAGCGACTGATCGTCGATCATCTCAAAAAGGGTGGGTATGTTGTCGAAGATTACAATCGGTATTGATCCCGGCTACCGCACCGGCGGCGTCGCTCTACTTGCTGACGGCTTCGCTGAGGTGCACGACCTGCCGGTCTACACCGAGGGTGGCGTCGACGTGATCGCGCTGCTCGAAATCATCAACAGCGCCGGACCTGTAGATCATATTTGGCTGGAAAAACAACAGGCTATGCCCAAGCAGGGCGTGGTTTCAGTGTTCAAGCTGGGGTTTGCCTACGGCCAAATCTTAACAACTGCCGCATTATCTGGCCATCCGTACAGCGAAGTGCGGCCTGCCAAGTGGAAGTCGAGTATGAATTTGCCGAAAGATAAGGACGCCGCGCGCCGGCAGGCGCAGCAGTGGTTCCCAGATCTGGCGCATTCTGGAAAACTGAAACGCAAGAAGGACGAACACCGCGCCGAGAGTTTACTCATCGCCGCGTATGGAAGGGGAGAGAAATGAGCAACATTCCGTTTGCACGAGAAATATTGAAATCGGCTTTAGACGTGGATGATATTAGCGACGTGCGCGCATATATCAATTCGGCGTTGAAATATATGACGCGTGAGAAGTACACGCGGAAGGCTGCTCCAGCGTCAGAAGTCGTCACAGAGGAAAAGAGGGTTATGGTGTGGTATTACGCCAAGGAAAACCCAGACGCGTCAATGCAGAGCATTGCCAACATGTTCAACGTAAACATTGGCCGCGTGTCGGAGATTTTGGCGGGCAAAAGATGACCGTAAAACTTGACATGATAAACGAGGCGTATCACCTAGAGCCGTCGCTCAGCGCCAGCGGCGCTAAGAAGATTGCGCTGGGCTCGCTGGCTGAGTTCAAATACGGCGAGTTTAAGAGCAACCCAGCCTTCGACACAGGCACAGCAACACACACTATGGTATTTGAGCCGCACAACGCGGAAAACGTGTGGTGCGGGCCGGAGACGCGGCGCGGGCTCGACTGGAAGCGCAAGAAGCTCGAAGCTGAGGAGGCTGGCGCTTTGCTGCTGACGGAAAGCGACTACCGCCTAGCCGCTGACATGGCTGAGGCGGTGCGGTCAAATCGTGCAGCCGCGGAACTACTCAGCGGCGACCTTGTTTGCGAGGCCAGTATATTCAGCAAAGATCCGTCAACAGGCGTCGACATGCGCTGCCGGCCGGACGGTTGGCGCCGTGATATTGGCGCGCTGATAGATCTCAAGACGACTATTGCGAGTGACCCCGAGGGCTTTGGACGCCAAGTCGCCAATCTGGGGTATCACGTACAGGATATGTTTTACCGCCGGTGTATGGAAAATGCCGGCTTTGAGATAGACCGCTTCATCTTCATAGCGGTTCAAAAGACGCGTCCACACTTAGTGGGCATATACGAATTGGACTGGGCCAGCCTCGACGAGGGGAAGGCCGCAGTGCAGTACGCTCTCGAGAAATATCGCAAGGCGAGCGAGAGCAACGAGTGGGGTTACGACTTTGGGGACTTGAAAACGATCCAAATTCCGCGCTACTCATTTAAGTTCAGTCAGATTGACTGAGAAACGGCAACCATAGTCTAGGAGACAACATATGCCAATATCATTCGGATCAGGTTCAGAGGGTTCTGGGAGCTCACTATTCATACGATCAAATTTACCGCAGAACCGTTGGTGGGTTAAGACGGAGGCCGGCGACGAGAACATCGACATGTCTCGCGGCTTCGCGGTAGACATCAAAAACGTACAGTTCGGCTGGCTGCACATCGACATCGGCGTGCGCGACTGGCAGCCTTGGCCGTCACCCTCCGAGCAGATCCCGCGCCCAAGCGAGGTCTACAAGCAGGGCTTCGAGGTCAAGTGCTGGCTGGTCGACGGTCGTGAGGCTTCGTTCAGCGGCAACTCGTATGGCCTCGGGCAATTCATCGCCAAACTGTACAACCAAGCTGAGCAGGCTCCCGAGTTTGCGACGCAAATCCCAATCGTGCAGGTCACAAGCTCAACACCAATCGTGATCGGCAAGGGCACGTCATATGACGTGGGCTTCAACATCTCGAAATGGATTAACGTCCCAGAGAACGGCGCT